CTTGCATATTTTTTAAAGATGTTTTATAATGAAGAAGACGCTTATGTTTTTATTGAAGGGCTAACAAATGATTCAAGTTACTAAACTTATTACTGGTGAAGAGCTTATTGGAGACGTTACGATCGATGATCGCGTAACTATTAAGAACCCTTGCGTTCTTCAAATGGTACCTATGCGCTCGAATCCAGAGCAAGTTGGAATGGCGCTTGCGCCTGTTGCGATGCACATTGAAAATCATTCAATTACGATTAAACAAGAGCATGTTGTTTGGATGAACAACCCTGTTAAGGAATTGTACAATCAATACAACTCAGCTTTTGGTTCAGGTATTCAACTAGCAACACTATGAGTGACGGCGGCAAGGGATCTAAACCAAGACCATATTCGGTAGATCAAGACCAGTTTAGTAAGAATTGGGATTTAATCTTCGGCAAGAAAAATGAAAAAGTTTCAGAACAAACCAGTGAAGCTAATCAATCCTCTGAATCAGGAGGTTTGGATGTGCCCGGATTACAAGAAGACACAATTCGTTGATGGTGTTGAGTATGTAACTGTCTACAAGCCGGAAACTGCTCATAGACAACATTTAATGCGTAAGGATGCGCTACGCCGATCGTCGTAACGTAACAGTTGATTCAAGCTTTCAATAAATATATAATTACAACACTCAATAAGGAGTTGTTATGAAGAAGCTTATTGCCGGTATCGTTACTTTTCTAGCCTTGTCTACTGCTGCTTATGCTCAACACGGGCATCGTGGATTTCATCACCACCATCACCACCATCGCGGACATGGTCATTGGGTAGGACCGTTAATCGGGGGAGTTGTACTCGGTGCGGTAATTGCTAATTCGCGTAATGCTCAAGCCGAGCCTATCGTAGTTGAGCGACCAATTATTGTCTCTCCTGTCTCTGAAGCTCCGCCGATTTTGGTACCCGGGGTTACCTATTATAACTGCCTGGTTCGTGTTTACGACCCGGTTACAAATACACATCGCAACGAAGTAATGACTTGCGTGCGTTAACGAATTCGGGCCTCTAGCTCATGTTTGGTTAGAGCAGCGGACTCATAATCCGTTGGTGCGCGGTTCGACTCCGCGGGGGCCTACCATATTATGAAAAAATATACCTTTGAAATTATTGACGCTGAAAATGATTCCGGGGATGCGCTTTTACAGTTCACCCCTGAGTTTCTCGAGGAACAAGACTGGCAGGTGAATGATAATATTAAAATGACAGTCGAAGGTAACGCACTTATACTAGTTAATTTGGATAAACAAAAACGTGAAAGTATACATCAACAAGTACCGTGACCATTGGCTTTCTCCGTATACTATACTGGAGAAAGTTTTCTTTTGGAAAAAAGAAATTGACTACGACGATCCCTTTATAGAAAAATGGTCTAACCGTCTCGAGCCTTTCAGCAAAGGGTTGCAAAAGTTTCTTGATTTTATTCACCCGAAGATCAATTACGTTAAAATTGATTATTGGGATACATGGTCAATGGACCATACGCTCGCATACATGATTGTTCCTATGCTTAAGCAGCTACAGAAGGATAAACATGGCGCGCCATTGGTAGACGATGAAGACGTACCTGAGGAGCTGCGCTCTACATCTGCACCGCCGAAAGAAAAAGAGTATGATGTAGATGGGAATCACTTCAAACGTTGGGACTGGGTCATGGATGAAATGATCTGGGCTTTTGAACAAAAGCTTGTAGATGATAGCACTGATAAATTTTATGATTGGACTGAAGTTGACAAAACAGTTAACATTAATGATCAAATTAAAAAATTAAAAGTTGATCATGAAGGTCTCGATGCTCATAATAAAAGAATGGAGAACGGGTTTAGACTGTTCGGAAAATATTATCAAGGTCTTTGGGATTAATTATGAAAAGCGCTTTAGTTATTACCCCTACAACAGGGGCGCCTGAGCTTGTAGATGCTGTTAAGTCAGTACAAAATCAAACTTATAAAAATGTAAAACATCTCATCGTAGTAGATGGTGAACAATATGCTGCAGCAACAGAAGATGTGCTAAGTTATTTTATAAGTCAACCCGTTAGATGTGTGTTACCATTTAATACAGGCGGTGGTGGTTTTTACGGTCATCGTATTATGGCTGCGTTTTCACATCTCGTAAATTACGACTATATTCTTTTCCTGGATCAGGATAACTGGTATGATCCAGAGCATGTTGAAACATTAGTAGAAGAGTGTGAGCGCTACAAGTTTGAATGGTCATATTCTTTACGTAAAGTTTACGATAAAGATAAAAATTATCTTTGTGATGATAATTGCGAATCGCTAGGCAGGTGGCCTGTATGGGTCAGCACACCAGAGAAGCAAGGATATTTAATCGATTCTAGCTCGTACTGTTTTTCCATGAACTTTATTCGCCTAACCGGTCACCTTTGGGATTTTGGTTGGGGTGCTGATAGACGTTACTATACCATCGTTAAAGATGAAATGCGTCATAAGAACTATGGCTGTACAGGTAAGCATACGCTAAACTATAGGCTCGGTGGTAATGAAGGCTCCGTACAGGCTGATTTCTTTACAGCGGGTAACAAGGTAATGTTAGATCAATACGGCAAAGAGGAAAATATGCCGTGGCATTTGGTATTAAAGTAATATGGTAATTAGAAGCACGCAACCAAATTTTCTCTTAATAGGCGAGACCTGTACTACTAATTTTCTTTATGCTGACCCCGTGCTGTCGAGCACCCCATACCCTGTAGTGAGACACGTAGGTATGGGTCCTGGTTACCCAGGGAAGACGTTACTAGTTGCGGATATACTGAGTAATACGCGGTCAAAATACAGCATACACACAACAGCAAGAGAAGTTGAATCTTACATATGCTCTAAAAAACACGGCACACCTTTTATAAGGTATATGTCTGACCCTAACGGAGGCAGTGCTGTAGAGCTTCTTGACACTACAGTTTTTGAGCGTAAAAACTTACAGAGAAATTATTTTAATAGTGATTTATATAACAGATATTACAAACCGAACCTAGTAATTTTAATTTGTGATTATGACGAGACTGATCTTTTAGAAAAAAACATACCGGACATTATTAAAAAGGCACCGGGGCCCGTATATGTTTCTACAAGAAAAAGAGACATTTCATTATATAATGGTGCAACCGCTATCGTAGTTAGTGAGAACGATTTTAAGCTTTCAAAATCTTCGAATGTTGAGCCGCTTATTGTTACCCTTGGAAAGGACGGTGCTAGTTATAATGAAAAAATTTACCCAACTACCCCGTATGAACGAGGGGATAATATTGGCTGTCGCGAGGCCTTTTTCACTTTTTTTTCTTACGTGCACCTTATAACTAACGATATTGAATATGCAATACGGGTAGCAAATGTCGCAGCATCTAAAATGGCAGAGTTTCCTTTATTGACAGGCTACAAAAAATTAGAAAAGTTTTATACTGCTCTAGCGAGTGATGTAAGAGAATATCCTAAAAAATAATGCTTTTTTATACTAATATTTTTTCTCGTGGTAATTATGTTTACTTTCGCGGCTTTAAAGACGGTAAGCGTGTAAATCAGAAAATACCTTTTCAGCCTACGTTTTATGTTCGCACGGGGAAAGAGTCACCCTATAAGTCACTGTGGGGTGAAAATCTTGACAAGGTAAAGTTTAGCTCCATTAAAGAAGCTAGAGAGTTTCTTGATCGTTATAAAGAGGTAAGTAATTTTCCTATCTATGGAAATTACAACTTCGGGTATCAGTTTATTAGTAAAGTCTTTTCTGATACTATTCAGTTCGATATGTCTGTGATGAAGATCATCACTATCGATATTGAGACCAGTACTGATTATGGCTTTCCTGACTCGCGTAATGCGCAAGAACAGATACTTCTGATCACTGTACAGGACTTTAACACCAAGCAAATTACAACGTTTGGCGTTACACCTTATTTGCCGAAGAAAGAAAATGTTCATTACATTCAGTGTAAGGATGAATTTGATCTTCTCAGGCAGTTTATTAATCACCTGAAAGAAGATTATCCCGATGTTATTACAGGTTGGAACTGCCAGCTGTTCGATATCGCATACTTGTCTTCTCGTATTATTAAGGTACTGGGTGAGAAGGCTCTGGAAGAGTGTTCACCATGGGGGGTTATTCGTCAACATGAAGTACCGTTTGCCAGAGGCCGCACTCAGTTGGCTTTTGATTGGCAGGGTATCTCAATTCTCGACTTCATGGATCTGTATAAGAAGTTCTCCTATAAGATGGTTGAGAACTATAAACTGGATACAGTTGCCAAGGAAGAACTAAATGACGAGAAGGTGAAACATCAATACGGGTCATTTAAAGAGTTCTACACCAAAGACTGGGAACTATTTGTCGATTATAATATTCACGACGTAGTACTGGTTGATCGGCTAGAAGATAAGCTGCGAATCATTAATCTGATTCTCACTATGGCTTACGATGCTAAGTGCAACTATACAGATATCTTCTCCTCCGTCCGCACCTGGGACTGTATCCTTTATAACCGTCTCCTAAAAGACAATATCATGGTGCATAACCCACCACCGATTGACCCAGCTATGGATCGTCAGATTATGGGCGCGTTTGTTAAGGAGCCTAAGCCTGCTCAGTATGATTGGGTTGTGTCGTTTGACGCTACATCGCTGTATCCTTCGATTATTATGACCTGGAATATGTCCCCGGAAACTCTGGTCAACGGTCAGAAATATTTGGCTGATGACGAGCGTAGTATTGAGAAGTTGATCGATAGAGATTTCGATACATCTCAACTCAGTACTAAAGATTACTCTATGACTGCTAACGGTCAGTGCTTTCAGCGAGATAAGAAAGGAATATTTCCCGAACTAATTGAATTCTATTTCGGTGAACGGCAAAAAGCTAAGAAGCTTATGCTGGAAGTTCAGTCAAAATATGAAGAGACGAAGGATGAAAGTTATCTAGGTCAAATTGCGAGTTTGAACTCTAAGCAGATGGCTGCTAAGATTTTGATGAACTCACTATATGGCGCTATGGGTAACGTATACTTTAGATATTATGATATTCGCGTTGCTGAAGGTATCACAATGACCGGTCAGTTGATCATTCGATCGGTTGCTAAGAAGCTTACAAGCTTTATTAATCAAGAATCTAATACCAAAGATATTGATTACTCGTTCTACAGCGATACCGATTCAACTTATATTACACTGGGTAAGTTTGTCAATAGTAAGTATGCTGATCTGAGTAAAGAAGAGATCGTTGATAAGCTCGATCAGTATTGTAAGAATAAGATCGAGCCCGAGATCAATAAGGCGTGCGATGACTTAAGTGAATATTTGAATACTGCTCAACGTAAGATTAAGTTCAAACGTGAGATTATTGCCGATCGAGGTATCTGGATTGCTAAGAAGCGTTATGCAGTAAATGTGTATAACTCTGAAGGGGTAATGTATGAGGAACCCAAGCTCAAAGTTTTGGGTATGGAAATCGTTAGATCGTCTACCCCTGCGCCGGTACGAAAAGCTCTAAAGGAAGCTGTATCTATTACGCTTCGTAAGGACGAGCAGTCCCTTCGTGAGTATGTATCTAATGTAGAGAGTCGCTGGAATATGCTGGAGCCGGAAGACATTGCGTTCCCGCGAGGTGTAAACGGTGTAAAAGAGTATAGTGATGCTAACTCTATTTTCCGTAAGGGTACCCCGATTCATGTGAGGGGTGCTTTGATATATAATCATTTGATCACCACTAAAGGTCTTGAGAAAAAGTATCAGAAGATTCAAGAAGGTGATAAGATTAAGTTCTTATATCTGCGTGAACCGAACCCGCTTGGTACCCACGTCATAACGTTTGCTGGTGAGCTTCCTCCTGAATTTAATTTGAGGGAGTATATTGACTATGAAACGATGTTCGAGAAGTCGTTTCTCGAACCACTTAACTCTCTGCTTAGCTGTATTGGCTGGCAGGTAAAAGAACAAGCAACGTTGGAAGGATTATTTTCATGAAAAAATATTATTGGATTTTAGGTACATGCTGTGCATTCTTAATGTACTTTCCTCTTATTAATGCAGCATTTGCACAGAAGCAAAAGCCTGGTGTTGCGTATGATGTAGAGATCACCCGGGTTAAAGATGGCGACACAGTTGCATTTAGAGCTAACTGGTTACCTGATCCTCTACCTAAAGAACTAGCAGTTCGGGTATTTGGTGTCGATACACCTGAGAAAGGTCATCGCGCACAGTGCCCTCAAGAAGATGCAAAGGGTAAAGCTGCTACGATGTTTACTACTCAACAAGTAATGCAGGCCCAAAAGCGTCAAGTATTACTAATGGACTGGGATAAGTTTGGTGGTCGTGTCTTGGGTGACGTACTTTTGGATGGTAAATCCCTTCGCATGATGCTAATCCAAAATGGTTTTGCTCGTGAATATTATGGAGAAGCCAAACAAAGTTGGTGCAATTGATTTTTGATCATATAATTAGATTTTGAGGAGTCGTTATGTCGCTACTTGATAAACTAAAGAAAAATTCTACTATTAAAGACTCTGATATTCTTTCCGAGTCACGGCTGTTCAAGACCAAAGACCTTATTCAGACCCCGGTACCTATGATTAACGTAGCGTTATCCGGGCGTCTGGATGGCGGTCTAACTCCCGGTCTTACTGTCTTTGCGGGTCCGTCAAAGCATTTTAAAACCGCTTTTGCTTTGATGCTTGCTAAATCTTACATGGACAAATATGAAGATGCTGTCGTACTTTTCTATGATTCTGAATTTGGTTCGCCGCAATCGTACTTCGACTCCTTTGGTATCGATACCAATCGGGTACTTCATACACCGATTACTGATATTGAGCAGCTTAAGCACGATGCTATGGCTCAGCTTAACAATATTGAGCGGAACGAACGGGTAATCGTTATCGTTGACTCTGTTGGTAACTTGGCTTCTAAGAAAGAAGTTGAAGATGCTCTGGAAGGTAAATCGGTTGCCGATATGTCTAGAGCTAAGCAGCTTAAGTCTTTCTTCCGAATGGTGACCCCGCATTTGACTATTAAGAATATTCCTATGGTGGTGGTCAATCATACCTATATGGAAATGGGTCTATTCCCTAAAGCTGTCGTCTCCGGTGGTACCGGTGTTTACTACTCAGCTGATAATATCTACATTATCGGTCGTCAGCAGGAAAAAGACGGTCAAGACGTTGTCGGTTATAACTTTATCATCAACGTTGAAAAGTCTCGCTATGTACGAGAAAAGTCTAAGATTCCTGTCGAGGTAACATACGAAGGCGGTATCAGTAAGTGGTCCGGGCTTCTAGATGTAGCTCTTGAAGGTGGGTTCGTTGTCAAGCCTTCTAACGGGTGGTATTCCCGTAAAGGTGAGGAACAAAAGTACCGTCTCAAAGATACTTACAATAAGGACTTCTGGCTGCCTATTCTTTCGTCAAAAGAGTTTCATAGCTTTATCGAAAAGACATATCAAGTATCCAGCGCATCTCTAATGGGTCAGGATATGACCGATAATGACTTCGAACAGGAGTTTAGTAATGCTGAGGAATGAACTTTTCAAGCCCTGGTTTGTGGGTGAAGACTGGGGCTTTGAAATTGTTGATGGTGAGTTTAAAGAAGTCTGTTTACAGATTACTAAGTTAGAGTTTAAAGAAACTGAAACAGGTAATCTTGACTTAGAGTACCATGTAGTTAGAAAACCGGAAATTCTTTCGGATGACGACCTCAAAAAGCCCGAGTTTGAATCCGTGGTTGAGGTTATAATTAATGATATTCTAAGAGAAGCGATGGAAGCACATGAGCAGGCTAGAAACAACAATACTAAGGAATCTGGTTCACAATGAACCATACATGCGTAAGGTCGTACCTTTTCTAAAAGGTGATTACTTTACTGATACTGCTGATAGAAGTACCTATGAACTAATCACAGGGTTTATTTCTAAGTATAATAAATGCCCTACAGTAGAAGCGCTGGAGATTGCTCTTCAGAATTCTAACTTCGGTGAAGGACAGTTTAAAGAGACGTATGAGCTGGTAAAATCGCTCAATCAAAATCAACCATCCGAAGAGAAATGGCTTTTAGACGAAACGGAAAAGTTCTGTAAGGATAAAGCTGTTTATAATGCTATCTTGCGCTCTATTAGCGTTATGGATGGCAGAGACACGCAGCTATCTAAGGATGGTATTCCTACTCTTCTTCAAGAGGCTCTAAGTGTCTGTTTTGATAATTCAGTCGGTCACGATTACTTTGATAACTCTAACGAGCGTTATGAATTCTATCATAGACTAGAAGCTCGTATACCTTTTGATCTCGATCTTTTTAATAAGATCACCCAGGGTGGGTTACCTAATAAGACTCTGAATATTGCATTGGCTGGTACCGGTGTTGGTAAGTCTTTGTTTATGTGTCATGTGGCAGCTAGTACAATTGCCCAGGGTAAAAACGTTCTGTATATTACCATGGAAATGGCAGAAGAAAGAATCGCCGAACGTATCGATTCTAATCTAATGAACGTTGAAATCGGTCAGCTCAAGGAACTACCGAAGCAGTTATTCGATAGTAAGCTGGAAAAACTAAAAAAGAAACTTCATGGTAAACTAATTATTAAGGAATACCCGACCGCGTCGGCTCATGTAGGTCACTTTAAATCTTTGTTAAATGAACTGAGTTTGAAGCGTTCTTTTAAGCCTGATATTATCTTTATTGATTATTTGAATATTTGCGCTTCATCTAGATTTAAGGCAGGTGGAAACGTTAATTCTTATACATATGTTAAGGCCATTGCTGAAGAGTTGCGCGGTCTTGCTGTAGAGTTTAATGTTCCTATCGTTTCAGCTACTCAGACGACTAGAAGTGGATATTCTAATACGGATGTGGAGCTGACTGATACCTCCGAATCTTTCGGTCTACCTGCGACAGCTGACTTAATGTTCGCGCTAATTAGTACAGAAGAGCTCGAGCAACTTAATCAGATTATGGTGAAACAGCTGAAAAACCGTTATAATGATCCGACTCAATATAAACGATTTATGATCGGTATTGATCGGGCTAAAATGAAACTTTATGATTTAGAAGATATTGCTCAAAAGGATATTGATGATTCCGGGCAGGATCTCGCTATCTCTGATGATTTTATCGTGAAACCGTTTAAGAAGGACTTCTCAGGTATTAAGTTATAAATAGTGATGCCGAAAGGAGGTCCTATGTACTTATCGCCAGTAATAGATGGGGTTTTAGAATCCAAAAAATCTAAACTTTTGGGCCGTAACACGCATTATTATGTAACCAGTGTTCTCAATAGAGCTTTCAAAACAGTAGAGCCGTTTAAGTTTCGGTACGAGACTTATGATGATTACGGCAAGGATGATTATTCAGTATCCGGGTTATATGATATGGATACTAACATAAAATACATTATTCTAAATCTACCTAGAAGCTGTAAGTATTTAACCCTCGATGAAAAGCGCTGGAAAGAGTTTAAGTTTGCTGTATCTCAGGTCTGCCAGCACGAATCAATTCACCAATGCCAATGGTCTTTTAGACACGACTCTGATCCTCATAAAGAGCCGTTAGAGTTTAGAACAAAAAATGATGAGCCTGTGGATGAAGTTCAACTATATCTCTCCGATCCAGATGAAATAGAAGCATATGCTCATGATATAGCGATGGAGATTAGATTTTATTACCCTAAACATAATCCTTATGAAGTATTGCAAAAAGTAGGTAAAAAGAAAAAAATCTGGTCTTACGATTACTACAAGAAAACGTTTAAAGGTGAAGACTGGAGTTACATTAAGAAACATTTACTTAAGAAAACCTATAGATGGCTTTCTCAGGTGTAAGGGGAAAATTATAGACTGGCTCGATCTTACTCAAATCTGTTTGTTACTGGCTGCATGTTACGCCTGTTACAACTGGGGAAAATTTAATGGAATTGGTGACCTAATTACGTTACTTCTAGAAAAGAAGATCGTAACAGAAAAGGATCTGGAGAAACTGAATTAGTAACGCTTGATTTTCTTCTTTAGGTATTATATAATGAATTACCTAAAGGAGATTTGCATGACTCAGACTAGTTCAAAGCCTCGTGTAAAAACTGATACTGTTGGTGATAACGGTCTCAAGCAGCTGTATCAATCTTATGAATCAATGGATAAAGAAGGTTTTCGAAACTTCTGTAAGCATTTGATCGAAGAATCCTCGGGTAAGCGTGCAACAAAGGATAGTTTCATTGTTGCACTTGATCGAGCACCTTCTAAAGATAGAATGGTGAAAAGTGTGACGAACTATTTGTTGGCCGGACAAGGCCTGGGAGTTTAATTATGTTTACTGTGGCTGGTGTTTCTATTTGTAAGGGTAAAGTAAAGGTTCGTTTCTGTTCTGATAAGGTTCTTCGTATTAAGAATCTACAGAAGCAGGGAGATACCGATATTAATCTTATAGACCTTCCCTGGGCTATGAATAAGTTTGATGCATGCCAGCACCTGCTGGACTGCGGTCAATTTACTAAGTTTGCAGCTGAAATTGGTGAAATTCAAGGCAAGAAACAGTTGACTGTAACTGCAAAGCAGGTTATAATGAAGCCTGAAGTTAAGGTTGACAGTGATCTTGAAGCTATCAAGGAACTTGCTGCAGTCTGACATATAATGGGAATGACCACCGCCCGTTATATTTTTTGAGTTGGTGGGGCTTTTTAATATGAGGAAATCGTAATGTCGATTCAAACTAGCGTTCTCAAGACCCTGAAGTCGGGTCGTCAGTTCACCGCCGGTCAGCTTGCCGGTTTGTTCGGTACTACCGAGGGTACCGTTGCTGCTCGCATCTCTGAGCTCCGCGCTCAGGGCTATGCCATCTATAGCAACACCGCCAAGAATGGTAAGACTGCTTACCGTCTGGGTACCCCTTCGCGTCGCATGGTCGCCCTGGCCTTTGCAACCGCAGGTAGCACCGCTTTTAACTAAGCGAAATCGGGCGTAGGAATTACGTCGCTGGAGACCGTAACCAGCAGAGCCCCCGAAAGGGGGCTTTTTTATTGGTATAAATATACGGTCAAAAGGAGATCTTATGGCCGTAAGTGCAAATGCCGAGATAGCAGAAAAAAACGCTTTCGCTAAATTACTTAATAAGTTACAACTAACATCGAAAGATGCATGGGCGGCTCCTGCCGGCTTTAGTACTGACTTTCCTGATTTCGGTTTCAGGTTTATGGTCGGTACAAAGAAAGTAGATCTTTGGCTTGAATATAAAGCAGATGCTAAAGCACAAATGGGTTCAATGAGAGACTGGATATTTGATGGTAACAAATTCTCCACACCTGCTCTCAACCCTGAAAAAGAAGAGCTTATTGATATAATGAACGGTACCCCTGAAGCCATAAAAAATGGGAAACGGTTACTAACTGATCTGAAGAAATTTGCTGATAATAGAATTAATAAAATCTATAGCGGTACGATGACTATAGAGAGTGACAAAGACAAAAGAAGACAGAAACTGATAAACTTCGCTGAAAACACTGCTAATTATCAAATAGCAAAAATTGAAAGTACAGTGCTAGGTGACGGTATAATTAAGCATTACAAAAAGAAGTTTAACAAAGGATTAAGAAGCGATGCTGACTACAGCATGCTGTTAATGATGATTGGTGACGAGATATGGTATGTTGAGGAAAAAGGTAGACTATCAACAAGTGAAGAAAAACAGCTACTAAATAAGTTTGGCGCTGGTAGCTTACCAGTGTTACGCAATCTTAAAGCTCAGTTAGAAGTCAGAATTCAACCACGTGGTTTAAGTCAACCAGGAAAGCCAGTTTCCATCGATGTAATGGCTAGTTTTAGACTGTCTGGTAAACCTGCGTCTGGTTATAAGGTAATTTAATGTATAGTTTAAAGCATTTACTAACAGAGGCTTCGGAAGAGAAGCTCACGCACTTAGAACACGCTGAAGATCATGTCATTAACGATGGTTTTGAAGGCTTTGCGCACGCCTTCCATAATCTGGAAGACGTTAAGGACCAGCTTCAGGGAAAGAAAAACCAAACTAAAATCACCACTAAGTACGACGGAAGTCCTTCTATTGTGTTTGGCCATAACCCCGATAATGGTCAGTTTTTTGTTGCATCTAAGTCTGCGTTTAATAAAGACCCTAAATTAAATTATACTTTCGAAGACATAGAACAAAATCACGGTCACGCACCTGGCCTGGTAGAGAAGCTTAAACACGCCTTAGAGCATCTACCCAAGGTTACACCTCACTCAGGTGTTTATCAAGGTGATGTGATGCATTCAGGTGGAGTAAAAAGCGAAGAAAATCCCCATGGGGGTGTAATGGAAGAAAAAGGTAAGTACCATTTCAAACCTAACACCATTACATACTCAACACCTAAAGGCTCGGAAGAAGGTAAAAAAATAGCCAAATCTAAATTTGGCGTTGCTGTTCATACAGCTTATACAGGTAACAAATTCAGCGACTTAAAAGCAGAATACGGCGCTGATATTTCTCATTTTAAAGAGCATCCTGACGTACATCTAATTAGTACAACTGATGATGCTCAACATTCCAACCTTAGTACTAATCAAGCTCATACTTACCAGCATCATATGGATCAGGCCGTCGAGCACTTTAAAGGTTTAGATAAGAAAAATTACAAGGCCTTAGAAGGTCATCAAGAGCATTTAAAGACTTATATCAATAAGACCGTAAGAGAAAATACCAAGCCGTCTCTAGAGGGCTATCAAGAGCATCTTAAGAACTATCACCTTAAGCAAATAGCTGGTGTAAAGACACCCAAGGCAGTTGAAAACAAAAAGACGAAGATGGACGAAGCTCTAAAGCATGTTACAAAAAATAAAGAGCATCTTCAAGCCATCCTAAACATGCATCACCATTTACAAGCTGCTAAAGATCAGTTGGTGCACGCATTATCAGCTAAGCCTAAATTCGAACATTCTATCAACGGTCAAAAGGTAAAACCCGAAGGTTATGTTGTTATTCGTAATAACAGACCTACTAAGCTTGTCGATAGAGCTGAATTCAGTAGAGCCAATTTCTTGGCCAGACCGAGATAATTCTCAACAGCCCACATATGGATTTTATAGGCAAGGCAATAGCTGATCAATGAAAAGTTTAAAAGAAAAGCAGCTTTTGGTGAAATGGGCTAAAGCAATGAATGAGCCTATCGACACCGCTTTGGTCGAAGAGGTGGAGCGATACGAGCAGCTGCAGAATGAGATTAAGCAATCTGTAAAAACAAATTCAATTAAAGATTTGTTTGTTGCAGCGCAATCAGTCCCTGTAAAAGAAGAAACTGTAAAGGAAGAAATAGAATATCCTTTACCACCTACTTTAGAAGAGGTTTTAGATTTCTTCAAAGAGAAAATAAACGAACCAGCAGTACAAGAAGTAGAAGAACCTGCAAAAGAAGATAAACCTGCTGATATTGTTAGCGTAGTGGCTAATCATATTACAAATGAAGTAAAGCTGGAAGAAAGAGCAGATTCATATCAACAACCTGATGCTGAGCTCACTTCTAGATCAGTTAACGATATAAGAAAAAAGATAAAGTTTTTAGAAGACTGGTTAAGTAAAATCTCTTTAACCGGTCCTGGTGGCGGTGCAGGCGATGTAATTAATTTAGACCACCCGGTCAAGCTAGTTACCAATAACTACACCATTACAAGAAAAGATTATTACATAGGCGTAAACGCTGCCTCATCTGTTACCATTACCCTCCCTGATGCAATAGGTTTTCCAGGTAGAAAAGTTGTAATTAAAGACGAGTCTGGTAACTGCTCATCCAACCCCATAACAGTGCTTGGTAATGTCGATAATGATCCCGGTGGCTTTATTTTACAAATGGACAACGGCGGTATACAAATGATATACAGAGAAGGTTGGAGAATCATATGACATATTTGTTTTCCTCAAACAATATTATTACTAATGAGGTTGAAGTTAAAAATGATGTTGGTAACACCTTACCAATATCCGTCATTCATAACGGCAGTACTGTTGCTACAAATAATCGTTTCCCGGTTGATTCCTCAGGTAATGTTACAGTAGATGGTTTTCAAACAGATGCGTTTGGTCGTCTTAGAGTCAGCGAGCTGTTCACACTTGGGGATTATAAACACCTTTATAATATCGATCCTAATTTTTTAGATCAAAAAGAATTTGGCGGTAATGTAACTTATGTGCAAAGCAAAGCATGTGCTACCCTAACTACTAACACCAGCCCTCGATCAAACGCAATTCACCAAACAAAATTCTACCATCATTATCAACCAGGTAAATCTCAGTTTATTTTATCTTCCTTCAACTTTGGATACGCCCAGCAAAACGTAACCAAGCGCACCGGATATTTTGACGATAGAGATGGAATATATTTTGAACAGGTCGGGGGTAGTACATCTAACGGTACAGATAAGGGTAATCTTTTCTTTGTAATCAGAACGTTTACCAACGGCGTATCAGCTGACGAATCCGATGTAGGTGCTTACAAAAGAAGAGTGCCGCAAAATGAATGGAATGTGGATAAGTGTGACGGGACAGGTAAGAGCGGGTTTAATATCGACATGTCAAAAACCCAACTTGCGTTTGTCGACTTTCAGTGGCTGGGTGTCGGTACTGTTCGAACCGGGTTTATGCATAACGGGGAAGTAATCGTAGCACATGAATACCACCACTCTAATGTTCTAGCAAACGTTTATATATCTAACCCCAACTTACCTGTTCGCTGTGAGATAAGAAATACCGGTACGACAACCGGGGGATCATTTGATCAGATCTGCTCCACCGTGGCGAGTGAAGGCGGGTATGTAGAAAGCGGTATTGATTTTAGTTATATCATGTCTACTACCAGAACTACTGCCACCCCAGGTGGTACAGAATTACCTATTCTAGCGTTAAGATTAAAAAATTCTTTTGAAGGGTATCCTAATCGACTATCGGTGAGACTTAATAACATTTCATTGTATTGTGAAACGAACAGTATTTCTTACCGAATTATTAAATTACCTAATGATGGTTATATGGGTAACACGCTAGGGTACGGTAAAGCGGTCTGGACGTCTGCTTCCAATTCTAGCGGTGTTGAGGTATGTACTGACGCCACACAGTACTTTAATGGCGATCAATTTGCTGCAGGTTATGTTCCTTCCGGAGCATCTCAAAACTCACTTTCCCCGGTTGCTTCTGGTTCTCTAACCGCTGCTAAAAAGAATATTATTGTACAGAATATTAATTCTTCTAACTCTGAAATTTATGTTGTTGTTGTAAAAACACTAGGTACAGGCCCAGGAACTGCAGCTTCAGTAGCCGCAGCTGCACAATGGCGAGAGATATACTAATGAAAACATTTAAAGAAATTAGAGAAAATTTTCAGGACGGACGTAATCCCCAGGATAAGGGAGATATGGCCAGGCATGGTTTAAAGGGTAAAACCATAGCTCAGCTTAAAAAAATTAGATCTTCTGAGACCGCTTCTCCGCGTAAGAAACAGCTGGCTCACTGGTTTATAAACATGCATTCCAAAAAAAGATAAATATTCTCATGGAAAAAACCGCTAGACATTCGCTTAAATCCGGTGTATTTACATTCGGAAGAAATAACCCACCTACTGTGGGTCATGAGAAGCTTTTTGATAAAACCGTAGAAGAAGCTAAAAAACGCGGTACGGTTGCACATATTTACACTTCGCATTCTCAAGATGCTAAGAAAAACCCGCTTACTGCAGAACACAAAATAGCATTAATAGCACATGCATATCCAGAAGCTAAGGTAGGTTCTTCATCAAAAGAAATGCCGTCCATGCTTCATGTAGCGCAGCATTTACATAAACAAGGATATCAGCATTTGGTTATGGTTGCTGGGTCTGATAGAGTAGACGAATATCATCAAAAATTACATCAATATAACGGTACTCATCCGAGTGCTTTATATAATTTTAAAAGTATCAAAGTAGTATCTGCAGGTCAAAGAGATCCAGATGCTGAAGGCGCTGCTGGAATGTCTGGTACTAAATTACGCGCTCATGCAGCAGCAGGTGAAAAAGAAAAGTTTAAAGCTGGTTTACTTTCTAAATTATCTGATGAACATAAAGAACAGGTCTATAATGCGGTTAGAAAATCTATGAAAGTACAAGAGATTTACGACCCTCATCTCAAGGTGTCTAAATATCAATGGGGCGAGAAAAAAGGTACTGATAAGATGAAAGATATGACACCAGGGGAAAAGAATAATAAACTTAAAGAGACGTTTATGAAAATTCCGTATTTGTTAATGACCAGCGAACAAAAAAATCAGCTATTCGAGCAGCATGATCAGCTAGAGTTCGACGGTATTCAAACCAGAAGCTTTGATGCCTGCCCTAGCGCCTATAAGATGTTTAAGAAGCACATCGAGGACATTAGAGCTGGAAAGCATATCGGTGAACTCACCGGGCATGAAACACCGACAGCTCAAACAACACCTACAACAGATACTCAGCGTCAGGTAGCTGCAGGTATTGCCATGAAGCCGCATACCATGAGACATATGCAATTTAAACAATATACAGGTCTGTAATGCTAACTGATACACTAAAAAAAGTAATTGCTGATTCTTATGTGCTGTATTTTAAAGCACATAGCTTTCACTGGAATGTAGAAGGTTCTGACTTTGCTCAGTACCATGATTTTTTAGGTAATTTTTACGAAGACGTTTATGGTGCAATAGATTCTTATGCCGAGTTAGTAAGAACATTAGATCAATACGCACCTACA